AGTTTGGACAGCCATTTATCAGCGGATTGCTATGCTATTATCTTTTATAAGGGTGGTAAGTATAGTACCCCGCTATACAAAGGACAAAGAAATGAACTTATAAGCGACACTGGATTTTTGTTTAAAGACCTTACGGATCGTTAACCCCTCACACCCCGCTTGCAGGAATGTAGGCGGGGTTTTACCCTAAAACCTGATTGATCTTACTGTAGTATTTCAGGCGTACGTCGTAGCCGATAGCTGTACGCTCTTTACTGCCTGTGTTGATTACGGAGCAAACCTGTTTGAATGTACCGGTCTTGGATAGCGATATTAGGTTACGATATACGGCAAAGAACCAGCACGCCGAATCCAAGGCGCCACGGTCTGAGTCTTGTATAAATTCGGCCGCATCTTCGGGCGTCATTTTATTATACTTGCCGTAGTCTGTGTACGTCGCCCTCCCCGTAAGTCCTATGAACCCACCCCCTTTAAAATCCCAGCCGTCATTCGGCTTTACATTTCCCATTCTGCCCCCGTATGTGTCATTAGCGATCTCAACGGGATTTCGATGTAAATACTTCGCTTGGGCGTTGGGGATATAAGGAGGTTTTGAAGTGGTAGAATATCTCTTTGGGAACGTATTAGCAAGCCCCTGAGCGCTGTAATTCATGTTTTCTTGTCGGTGGGAACATTCGCCAGACTCCTGCAAAATATTGGCTAAAAACATTCGAAAGGGCAGTTTCTCCGTTATCCCATACTTGGTACACAATTCATTTATAAGGGCTGAAAGTTCAGCGCACCTCTCTTTCGAAAGCGTTGAAGTAACTGCGTCCAATTGTTCAGGGGTAATGAGCATAGTATCAGGCATTTTATCTACAGCAAAAGATGATATGAGGCGGGCGATCCAGCCGGGCATCTGCATTACACTGTCCTCCTTTTAACCACCCACACAACACCGCCGCCAAGTACAGCGGCCACGGCAATGATGATCCAGAAGCGTATAAGGGCTATCCTTCGCCATTTATCGTACTCCTTGGTCTTGGCTTCAAGTAAAGTGATTGCACGCCGGGAATCGCCGCGGGCTAGCTCCAGGGCTGCAGTATTTTCGATTTCGATAGTATCGTGGATAGTTATACGCTCCACTGTTCGGACGCCTGGCAGTTGCACCGTCTTGTATATCCGAACCGTATCGTGGCTGTAGAGGGTATCGTAGTAGGTTGAGCCTTCCGTGTAGAAGGTATCGCGCCGGGTAACAGTATCGCGCCGGACAGTTCCAACCTTTGGCGGGTAGGCGATCGCGCAATACTCCTGCCCCACCTGTGGAAAGGCGGTAACAGCTTTGCCAAGCGCTATCTTAGCCTTTCGTTCCGAGTAGCAGGAGGCGAAAAGAATGCACAGTATAGTGGCGGCAAGGGTCGCCCTCATTTCTCCACTACTTTAACCGTTGAATCGCCGTCTTTAACCGATTCCACCGTAGCCTTTGGTGCGTTCTTGATCGTTATCTCTGCAGGAGTGCCAAAATTCTTGATAAGATAAGCAATACCACCGGCAAGAGCGGAAATAACAATCAGTTTAACGTTGAATGTCAGCGAGCCCTGGTTAAGTGAGTCCATCACGATTGCAAGCACCGGCGTAATGACGGCCATCAGCAACCCGCGCGTGAAGTCGTTAAGGTTCAGGGAAAATTTCTTCGATGTCGTAACCGTTTGTTGTGGCATATAGGTTTATTTAAGATTTTGTTTCTTCTTTTTTAGCCATGGAAAGATAGCAAATAAATAATCGCCCCATTCTACAAGGATTCTTTTAATAATAAAGTCCCCTATAAGGGCTGCTCCGGAAGCAATTACCCCGGCATACCCGGACCATCCGAATACAATACAAGCTTTATAGGCCATTGATCCTGTCCAGCAACATAGTATAAATTTTATGACAATCTCACGCCGCGTTAATTTTCGGGTCTGACTATCGTACGCAACCCTTGCGGTGGCACCGAAAACTACATATGACATGCCGGCCAGTATCTTTGCCCACATTTGTAACTTATCCGGATCGGGGGGCTGATTATCACCCATTATTATCTTTTTCTGTGTTCGTCGATAATCTTGTATATTATGACAGCTGCGTAAACTCCCATAACCAGCCAGCCCCAAATGAAGTCATAAGCCTGCAATCCGTCAACATAGGTAAGCTGTTTCACCACGTTCCCTACAGACAATACTGTAAGGCATTGAATAAGCAGGTATTCGATAGGCATTTTAATCCATTCAACAGATTTCCCACAGTCGTATAGCAAGAAAAATAAAAAGAAGGCGAGAGGTATATGGTAATAGTTTTCACTACCCCATTTTATCCAGTTCATATTCCCGGCAACAAACGCAAAACCGCTAATGATCACTGCTATTTTCGATAGCTGTATCATCTCGGGCGGGGTCTTTCGCCTATGAAACGTCCGTCTGCGCTTAGTTGCATATTCATGTCGTTTGCTGCGGCTTCCGCACCTGCCAGCGTAGGAAATTCCAGCGCCTGGTTTTCATTTCCCCACTCGCAATCATTCACCGCGGTCGAATAGGTTTTACAAAAAAGACCCGTTACTGTGTCTTTAATCACTCCCTTGTCTGGCATAACTACTTATTTAAACTGTTAATAATAATTAATACTGAAGATACTATAAGTGCCGCTAAAATACCCCAAAGCCATTTCCTTTCTGCATCACGCCTAATTTTCTCCTGTTCCAGCCGGTCAATCCTGAATGCAAGCCCGTCCTTCCCGTATACAAGTTCATGCTGCTCCTGTCGCTCTGCATGGTGTCGGCTGTTTTCCCTGGCGCGCGTCGCTTTTTCACTTTCCGCATCTGCCACCAGCCGGTTTAACTGAAACCCCAATGTTTCCATTTTTGAGTCAAGCTTGCCGATCTTTTCATATACGATCTCTATCTTTTCGTCGCTTGTCACTTTATAGTTTCTTTACCCCGTAGACATATACTGATACGGTGGATGCGGAAAGAGACGCGGTAGTTACCTCAACACCAATATTCCCGGTACTTCTCACCACGCCTGAAAGTATCAGCATCTGGTTGTTGTCAGTGGAATTAAGCCCTGCCAGTGGGCTCACTGATACCATATAACCTGCATCTGTTTTTATCCTTATTACGCCAATCCCCAATGTACCGGAACCAAATTTGACACAAGCAATAAGCGGAGAATGAGTAGCCAGCGAAACACCAATGGCATAATCTAGATTAGTAGTGGCTAAAGAAGCTACTGACACACCCGTTTTTGAAGCAATAAGTGTAAGTCCATTAAGATACCCGGCAGTAGTTGCAAGGGATGACCATACAAAACCACCACGGGAACTATCAGCAGTAAATATAACCTGGGATTTTGCCGTAGTGGAAAAAACAATCAATGCTATCGCGATAAACTTTTTCATCTTTTCTTTAGTTTAATTATTTCTTTTTTGAGTTGGTCAATCGTTTTTTGCTGTTCCTGTATAGCATTGATCATAGCAGCCATGATGTTTCTGTCTTGGATGGATTTAAACCCTTCTGAGTTAACACCAATTGCATTACTTCCCAAAGCATATTCAATGTTCTGTGCAGAAAAACCATTGTAAATATGGGAAGTCTCCATACCGCTGGCATCATTCCACTTAAAACTTATTGGCTTTATTTTCATTATCGCTGCCAACCCTGCGCGGTATCTTCCCTGCACATTTTTTAGCCGTACATCCGACACGCTGGATATATTACCGCTCGCATCGAAAGTCGCAGTGCCCGCTCCAAAGTTTGCAAAGCGCACAGTACCGGTTGTGTGCAGTTTGGCTGAAGGGGAAGATGTACCTATACCTATATTGCCAGCCGCATCAATAGCCATCGCATCAATATTTGCCCCGCCAGTAGTATAGTTTCCAATGATCCAGGTTGATGCGCGTAATTCGCCCGGTTGCCCCCCACTTAACCCGTTGTTGGCGGAATAAAGCCCGTTCGCTGATCCGCCATTGAAAAACTGAAAACTATTGTTACTTGCTGTATTTACTTTCAATTGAACCGTACCGGAACTACCAGAACCCATTGTTACCTGATTGGAAAAAGTAGCCGCGCCGGATGATGCTAACGAAAGTTTTGTTGCGCCATTTGGCTGAAAATTAATCTCACTCCCACCGAGATGCAGGGGGGTAAATGTGCTTAGGTTGTTCTGTAAAGAATACATCGCGTTCACTCCTGAACTTCCATACAGGTAAATATTATTGTTCGGCTCTGTCGCTACTCCAAAAGCTATTTGACTTGACGTTCCAGAACCTACTCTAAAGTTGTTTGCAACCGTAGATGCGCCATTGATATTGAAGCCAGCTGGTTGAACACTTGCAGTTTGATTTAAAATAAAGTTACCGGGACTGTTCGAAGTAGTAATTGACCCCTTAATTTTTGGTGATCCCGCAGCTGTGGCGGCAGATATAATCGTATTAGCAATTACCTGATGCCCGAAGTCAGTAGGGTGTATGTTGTCTACATCGAGTGTGCCATTAATTGAAGTGGGGGCATACATATAAATAATGCTGTCGGTTGACTTATTTGCATAAAGCCATGTACGATATGTATTTCCTGAAACGCCTGTTTCATAGATTTCATCTATAAAATAAACCGCTATCCCTGCCGCTCTTAAACTGGATTCAATACGGTTCATCCTATTGGTTATCGAATCTGCATTCACCGATAATCTATAGTCGTTGCATGGATTTTCAATGATGACGGTTTTTGGCGCAAGCGCTATAACTTCGGCAATAAATTTTAGCCAGTCGGCAGTAGTTTCATAACCGCCACCGTGTACCACGACACTGTATTTATCCTGTAATCTTGTACCATATCTGGTAAGCCATGACCCATTATAACCTTGAGTTTTGCTTGTACCTATCAATAATAAATCTGCATAACGGGGAACAGTCGAAGTAACCGAAACACTATCGATGTAGTATTTGCCGCTATAATTAAAAATCGAAAACTGCCCTGTTGCTGGCGGTGGCGTGGTCGAGCCAGGCATAGATAGATTAGCTACCGGGGTGGTGATGGTCGCACTATTAGTTGTCTGGTTTCTTACACTTGCGTAGGTGCTTGAACCATTCCGAACCACAGTAAGCACAATGTAATCACCGGGGGATATGGTCAGGGTTGATGCTGCGTTTGTTCCACCATCATTTGTTAATGTGCCTGTTGATGTGTTTATGTAACTAATCAGCTTCGTGACATTGTTTAAAGATGTTGATTGCAGGCCTATGGCTAGCACTCCACCTGTTATCACTTTAGCTTTGGCGCTCATCGTCCATTTTTCGACGTTGGAATGGAATCCACTTGTTATACCACTACCCTGATTAACGTTGATGTTGTACGAGTTCGTAAAACTTGAAGCGCCCCCACTGAAAACCAAATGCCCTGCGCTATCTGTTGGCGTATATCCATTCGCCACCCAATCACCGGTGAAATTCCCGACTGTATCGTTATAAATTGTTCCGTAATATAGCCCTTGTGACTGGCTACTACCTCCCTCCGGGTAAGCATACGCCCGGCGCATACCATTCTTAATGACAATCAGACTATCATCGCCTGCGTTATTTGATACAGAGTCTACGAATACGCCTCCCGAAGGAATATTTTGAAGTAACGCTATAGTACCAGAACTATCAGGTAACCTTAATGTCCTGTTACCAGTAATGGTACCAGGTATAATATCTTTATAATTTACACTATTCCCAAATGATAATCTTTGAGGTTGGAGTATTCCCGAAGTTTGGTCACTGGGAGTATATGTTTCTAACGTCGGATTGCCTCCGTCATTAGTCATCTTTACATATGCACCCGAACCAGCATCATGTATAAGAGCATTGGTGGTGGAATTATCAATATTAGTTACCGATTGTAAATCCTGGCTTCCACCTGGATATTTATACGCCCTTCGTACACCACCTGTAATAACGATCAGCGAGTCCCCCCCAGCATTGTTCGATACAGAATCAACCCCTGAACCGCCGCCGCCAATCTGCGCCCACGACCCGTTATTATAACCATACAGCCGCGCGTTGCAGCTATCCCATGCTAACTGACCATCAGCGGTTAACCCTGACCGGATCCCGGCAGGAGCACCGCAATACCCCGGTACCTTTAACGTACTGTCAAAGCCACCAGCGATCCAGATATACCGGGCGTTAATCTTAGTGTAGCCAGGTTGGGCATGTGCAACAGAGCAAAGAAGCAGTAGTGCTAAAATTATTCTTCCCATTTGATATATATTTTTTCATCTGTGTATACATCGGAGGCTCCGGAACTATCCAGAACCGACTCGAATACCTGTTCAAATATAAACAATCCGGCCGGTTGGTACCATACCTGCCGGTTGCCGGGCGTTGATTCAACAATATCAAAATCCACCCCATTGCGCTCAACCTTTACTATGCGCCGGTAAGCCAATCCCGGTACAGATAAAGCATTCAGCCCGTTGGGGGCGTTATATACATTTGATTTAAGAGCCATCTTCCACCCATTCTACGTAAATAGTTTCTCCGTCATTGAAAGGGTTAGCCGGATCAAATGTAACCGAAGCCCCCCCGCTATAACGCGCCTGCCGGTTGCCCGGTACACCAGAGTCTACGATATCGTGCCCGGTCCCGGACCTGCTAATTAACACCACCCGGTGACCCGCGAAATCCCTTCCCTCACTTCCGGGACCGGATATACCTGTCTGCCCGGTTGTTGCAGTCCACCAGTCAGAATACACCGATTCGCAAACAATATCTCCCGGATCATCAACAGATGAAACGGATATACCGCCCGATCCCTGTAATTGCAAATCGAACTCTCCAAAACCCGTTTGCGCCCCGTTAAGGTCGGTGGATTCTACAAGAAAAAAACCCTGTATAATTTTTACCCCTCCGTCAATATCCTGAAAAATAAACTGACAATCCAGTTCAGACCTTCTTACAGCCTCTTGTAAAAAATGAAATATGCTTAACCTTAACGGGCTGCTTTCCGTAAGAATAATACCGCTAACAGACCCGCTGCAGTCACTCATTCGTATGCGCCTTTTCCTAAACCCTCCCGACGCGTTCACGTCTGTTTTTCCAATCAGTTCGTTTTGAAAGTTAAAAGCCACAGCTGTCGCGCACCCGGCCTCGATGTAACCGCCGGATACTTTAACCTTAAAGATAACCCCTGTGCCTAAAACTTCCTTACTCATTGGTATTTGTCAGGTATTTGAAATCATGGCCAAGATATTGTTTATTAATTACCGAATTGCTCACCTCCATAAAAAAAGCCTGCCATTCGCACAGGTGGCTATCGTAGTCATAGTGTAAAAGTAGGAATAAACGGTTGTCCGCATTCGGATGCGTATCGGTTACCAGGTACCGGTTAATCATTGACGGGGGCGGGATATCGTGATCAACAGTCCCCTCAAACCGGGACATATTCCGGTTGTACTGGTTCCACACATCATACACCTGTATTTCCCCGAATGGCTTTAAAAATACAGGACCGTCCGGCTCTTGTGCTGCATTATAAAACCTTCCGGACAACTGGTAACCAGTACCATTGAACTTTTTTAAAGCGCCTTTAAAAGCAGGGTGTGGGGAATCACTTATATATACCACGTCTTTGCGGATATTTCGCGTTGCCACATCCTGCCGGGCAATCTGCCGTTGACCAGTGTATTTCTTATATCCACCATTAATGAAAGCGCTTAATTCCACCGATACGGATAATATGTAAGTATCCCTGTTCCACCCAGACTGGTGTGACTGGTGTGCCAGTATTTGGATATAACCTTCCACGGGGATAGCAGGACTTTCTGTGCTTCCGTACAGGGATTCAGATTCTGTCATGTCCCTGGAAATATCCCCTTCAAACCACAGGTATTTATTATTGGTTAAAAAATCGCTGTCAGATTCTACCCATAAAAGAGTGTCGCCAATACTTGTTTCCCCCTGAAGCGTCCAGAACGTACCGTCAATACCATACAGACGTACCTGCATCCCGTTATCCCTGTAAAATCCGGAACCGCTAACATCGGCGCTTAATCTGCGCGACATTGCTACAGTTATTTTATCACCCTTATTCACGGGTATATTACTAGATCGTATAAGGTTCGATGAAACTGCCGCATGCGGAATTACAACAAACCGCCTGCGCTCATAGTCATTTACAAAGTACCGGATAATGTTTATAGGCACTGTTGCGGAAATAAGTCCCGAAGTTGGGAAGTTTTCCCGGTTTTTTTCCCAGCAGTCAAGGTCGTAACTTTTTACCTGGTAGGTTATCTCACCAGGTTCGCCAGCATCTTCTGTAACATCTGCCAGGTCTGCTACGAAATCTCCGCGTTCAAAATCTATGTTACAAATTATTTCCTGTGGCAGATCGTACTTATAATCCAGCTGCACCTCTTTATTAAGGCGCTCAATACTTACCTCCTGTCTTTCATCCATCCAGCTGTGTTCAGAACCTATACCCACGCTTTGGGAAAATAGTTCCGTGGTCTTTTCAATAAATTCCCCGTCGAAGCGCCATTTATAAAACGTATTACTGGCAAGTCCATGCTCCATTTCATCGACACGCATAATCACCCATTCGCCAAGGTGCTGGGATAAAAAACATTCATTGCCTAAAATACGGGTAATAACATCGTAACAATTTATGCAGGTACCCACATTGTCCTCGAACGTTTTTGTATCTACAAACTGGGAGCGCATAAAATGTCCTAACCCGTCGTCGTCGTCATTAAGGTTTGATACGGTTTCTTCCCTTATGTTAAAACACATTTTCAGGTTAAGCTGGTGACCTGTCTGATAAAGTGCCCATAAAAGGAAGTCAAGCAGCAGCTGCTCATTTTGAGGCACCATTCCATCCCGGTCGGTCAGGGGAATGTCGGACAAAAAACCAAGGCCGTCCACGGCGGTTAAATTAATAATATTTGGGTCGGGTAAAAACTCCTGCCGCAAATCACCAAGGGAAAGCCACCCCACGAAATGCAGCACATCTTCAATATACCACTCCGCTTTAAAGCGGTTATCGCCACCGTCTGCGAAAGTATTTATGCTTATATCATTACTGCTGAATATTTGTATAGCAAGCTGCTTTGCACGTATAGGTGTAAATTTATCCTCACTATTATCGATAACAATAACCCTCACGGGGTCATCGGTCATCTCAAGAGTGATAATAGTGTCCTCGCTATTCCATGTTATCGGCCCACCGGCAGAAAAATATACAATGAACTGGAAGATATATGCAGGACCAGTTGGCAGTGTAATGGTCTGCGGGTTAGCGATAGTTCCGGCAACAGTATTCCATGTAACACCCGCATCATCACTCCATACGATAGCCGTGGATGTTGCAGTAGCTGGCAGGGGGTTGAATACAAAAGTAAATAACGTGTTTGGGCCAACCGGCGTCCCAAAATACTGTATATCGTACGGGTTAGATTCGGTATCGGTAATATCCAGTCTCTTTACCTGCGCGGTAAGTTCGTTGGTAACCGGGTCTGCTGCCTGATCGGTATATGTGCCACGGTATATTATCATCGTGCCCCTGCCCTCCCCTGGCTGCGCGATGTACGCGCCTGAACTAGCAGAAGGTCATTGCCACGAATGCGGCTGCTTAACACAGTGCGGCCACCGTTACCCACATCAGATAAGAGCCCTCGCAGCTGATCGAGCGGCGCTATAACTTCAGGGTTATTTCGGTTGGTTCCCGCACCTTCACCCACAAGCCCCAATGTGGGGCCGAATACCAATCCCCCGGATGCGAACCCCTTAACGCCGCCGGATAAAGCGCCTTTAAGCGCAGCTCCCGCCGCAACTAAAGCGGTACCCGCAAGTAAGGCTAGTCCCGGGTTTGCAAACAAAGATTTAAGCGCTTCTTTGGCAAGCAGAGCCGCAAGACCTATACCGATGATCTGTTTACCAAGGGCAGAAATAGCGTCGCCCAATGAGCCTGCAAACGCCCTGAATGCATCCCCAATATCACCACCGGACAGGGCGGTACCAATTGCCTCCCCTAATGATGATAACCCGCTGACAGAAATACCCTTTATACCTTCATCTATAGCTTGGGAAATTTGTACAGCAAATTCAGCATCTTTAAGAGCAGTTGATATGCCTTTTCCATCTTTTAGCCCTTTTGTAGCTGAAGAAATAAAAACGGAAGCATACCTTTTGCCGAAAGACTGGGCCGCATCATCAATTGTTTTTGCATCTATAAGCGTAAAATCGTTAACAGGCTGTATTCTAAAATCGTTTTTAAAATACTTATTCATATCCTGGCCAAACAAAAAACCAAGGTCTCTGACTTCAGCCTGTATTTCTGCAGGAGCAGAAGTAAGGTCAATAGAAGTTGGTATATTAATCTTTAACGCTCCGAAGTTGGTAAAGAATTTTTTGATATCAGAAATTATTTTTTTCGCCTTAACCAGCTTCTCGCCTTTAGTATCAAGTTCGCTGAATGTTGGTAATACCGAAAGGAATATTGGCTTTTTAGGGTCTGCAAATTCAGCGAGCAGGCGTTTGGCATGGTTAATAATATCGTTTGTGCCATCCTTTACTTTCTTAACGGTCTCCGGTTTTATAAGATCGTTAAAAGTAACCCCTAAAAGGCGTGCCTGCCGGTTCAGTATTTCTATATTCTGCCCGGTGTCATTTATATCCTTATCAATATTAGCAAGATTCTGAAGCGCTACAGGTATCTCTACGTTCCCGCCAGCTTTTTTCAACCGGTTTACAACAGCTATGGTTTTAGTTCCGGCATCGGTAAGTTCCTTTATATCAGCAAACGGGTTGGATTGTTTTAATAATTCCAGTCTCTTTTTGACAAGCGCTTCTAATAACTTTTGTACCTCAACATTTTTTTTATCAAAAAGAAACTGTGTCACTGCCTGGTTAACGATACTTTTTGATAAACCGTCAAACCCTTCAGCTGTGCTTGTTAATGCCTCACGCACCTCTCTTAGGTCACGGGCATGGGATAGTAAAGTAGCAGATGCAGCCGCAATAGCTGCGTTATATGCATCTGTTTTTTCCTTTGTGTCTTTTATCTTATCGGTGAGGGTTGTAAAATCAGGGATGGCTTGCTTTGCGCTGCTTCCTAAGCCTACCAGCGCGGCACCCACCTGGAATATGCCACTAACTAAAGTAGATACACCAAGCCCAGGCAGTATAGCCGCTATGCGATACAATCCGGCTAATGCCTTTTGTCCGCTGGAACCTAAATTACTTAATGAAAAACTTGCTGCGCTGATTTGAACATTGGCAACCTGCGTGGACTTTGCTGTTTTGTCAATCGCCCGCCCGAACTGGTCAAAACTGACCTTACCGGTATTTGCTAAATGCTGCGCCTGAAATTCCAGGTATGAAATTTCTTTATTTAGCTGCCTTATTTTATTGACATCTGTTTCTGTATTCAGAAAGGATTTTCGCGCCCCTATCCTTGCGTTAAGGTCTTCAATTGACCCCTCAAAGATGTTTATATCACGCGTTGCTTTTCGTGCGGAAGTTCCGGCATCTTTTATTTTTTCCCCGAAATTATCAAAAGATTTGCCTGACCCATTTACCTTATCAGCAATGCTTCCAAAACTGCTATCAACCTTATCCTCCAGTTTCCCTATGCCCGTAATAGCCTGCTGTACATCAGCCCCTACTTGTATATTAAGACCCTGTGCCATTGATTGATTTTTTACGGGCTTCCATTTCCCTGAATTTTTTTAGGGTTTCCTGTGCCTTATCCATTGCTGACCCTTTTTTATCCCTGTACGGTGGAAAGAACTTATTAAAGGACTGCGCCAGTTTTTTATTATTTCCTGCACCAACAACAGCGTTAGCCAGTCTCCGGGTTAATTCGTAATGTATTTCATCCTGACACCCCAGTTCTTCTATCGCAAGTAGCAAATCACGGACTGTGTAATAGCCAAGTTCCCGTATGCTAATCCCTAATCTTGCGAAGGCGATTCCACGGATCCGGTCACATTCTTTTCTTCCGTCGGCTGCTGTAAACTTTTTTTTTGCTCTTTGTTACGATCAATAGCCGCCTTCATATCATTACTGCTCACCCACGCCTCAATAACTTCCCTGACCTTTGCCAGGCCATCTTCACCCGACATGGAAGATAACTGTTTCGAAAAGTCCTCCACTTCGTAAACCGCTTCCACATCTTTATTGATACAGTTATTAATATAACCGCTGTAGATAATCTTTGCAATACCCGCGGGCTTTACTTCGCCGTTTTCCGTGAACATTAAAGCCCTGTTCTTATCGGTTATAATCATCTCGTATGATATGTAACCGAATTTTAACGTAACATCAATGAACGGCTGTTCGGGGTTTCCCGAAGGCATAGGAAAATTTACGTAACTCATGTTTTTATGTCGCCCTTACCGGGCAGGTTAATTAGCTTTCGTCGTCGTACTCACCCAGCACGCCTGTAGTGGTAAATGTCCAGTCGAAGGTGGCCCCCTCGTTCGGATCTGCCGCTGCATTATAAGTCACCTCGGTAAAGAAGCCGGAACCTATGTGCTCAATAGCCTCCCCTTCGGTAATACCATTGGCGGTATCCTCTTCGTTATAGTAATTATAGTCTAGTTTCTGGCCATCCTTAATCCATTGCACCACATCCTGGTAGCTTACTTCAGAACCAGTAGGAACAATATTTTGAACGGCGGTTCCGGAAGCCACCGCATCAGGATCGGATACCGATGTTTTCGGGCCGCAGTTTGTTTTTTTTGTGGTTACCTCCGTGGTAATCTGGAACTGCGAGCTTTCAGTACATACAAGTGTTTTGAAAGCAGCATCAGAACCATTTTCCCGGACCCGGAGATTAATAAATTTACCACCAATTTCTTTAGACATGGCTGTTAGGTTTTAAAGATTATAATTGTTCCACCCTGTGAACGTTTCTTGTTATAAGCCTCCGTATGCGGTTTACGCCGTCATCTTCGCTTAAATATGTTGAATCACGACGCTGTACCGAAGTGATCTGTATGCCTGGTTGTGCCGGTAGCCTGTGCTGCCGCGGAGATGAATAAAGGAGCCCGCAAATCTGCTCATCATAATCGCCCGCCTTTGAATCATCAATTATGGTCTTGAACTTTGTAACAATCTCGGTAACAATTACCGGGCTGCTGATAAATTTATGGTTATTCCCCGTATCGGTATCACTCTCCACTCTCAATAAAATATAGTCGCCTTCAACACTTGCCGGTACATCTTCCCTGAAAACAGGCAGCGTATGGTTGCCGTTAAGCAATTCAAACCACGCATTCATAACCCTGTTTGTTACGTTGATCATACCGTTACTATCTTTGGTCTCGTATCGCCCGGCAATGTTACTTTAACCCGTGACCTCCTGGCAATAGCTGCCTCTACATTTCTTATAAATTGCGGCCACACAATGTGCATCTGCTTAAAAAAGAAAGGATGCGGTTTAATGCCATTTTTTAAAATACTAAGGGCTATCGGCCACGCTGCACTATAATCCTCTGCGTACTGGTTTACCTTCGTCCCCTTTCTTCGTCTTGTTTTCACACTGTATGTGCCTGTAATTCCTTTTCTCCTGACCCACCTAACAATAGCCCGTAGCAGGTCCATGAAATCACCACCCTTGTATCCTTTAAACTGCGCTGCTATCTCTTCTGTACCCGGTATCGGCTGATACCTTCCCTTAGTTCCGAACTCCATAAACGGGGCGTAAAACACCTGTGCCGAAACAGAGTAGGAGATGCCGTGCGACGTACTTGCCTTAAAGTACGATATCGCTTGTCGCAAAGCCGCCTGGTCAGCAGGAGCATCTTTTTTAGCAAGGCTTACCCACTCCTGCGCTGCCGTCTGTAGTTCCCCGTCCACGATTACCGGAAGCTCTTTCACCATGGAGGCAAACTCTGCTTTAAGCCCTGCTACCCCGGTAATCTTAACCTTAATCATCTGACTTTGCCGAAGCTGTTAAGCGGTAATAAAATTTTTTTTCATCCACGCGCTGTATCTCTGTTACTGTCCACAGTTTGTTATTGTACTTTATGCGCCAGTTACAATCCGGGAACCGGTCAAACCGAAATCTTATCAAAAAGCTTTTAGTGCTGCCCAGCTGCGTCTGCCCGTTCTGGTAAGCCCGGAAGCCGCTGGGGTTATCCACCTCTGCCCACGTATTAGCCCTGTACTGAACCGCCTCTATATTACTGCCTGAAGCATTCTGCTCACTCTTATACGCCTCTACCTGTACCGGTTTTCGGTTACCTATCCCCATGCCCTTCCCGCAACAATATACGGCCTCGCTATTTGTGCAGCACGTCCATTTGGGTTGGGTGGAAGGTCGTCGCCCCTGAACTCATAATGGTCGGCTACATACGCCTTTATTGCATTGGTAACCCACGGCGGGAAAGTCGTCATACCCGCCTCATAGGTCGCTGTAACTTCTCCATAATAGCAAGTCTTAACGCGCGTACCCTGCAGCGTTGGTGTAACAATATCGCCACAAGTAGTGAATACCGCAGATCCGATAACCGGACCCGGTATACGCTGACCACCTGCCTGATTTGAGAAAATAACGGTTAGTTGGCGGGGTACGATAATAAGCCCGGTATATTTTTCAAGCCACATACGCGCCTCGGTGATCATCGACAAAATGAGATTATCATCAAAGCTAAAAGCATCAGCACTGGCATTCCCCGATTGTGTGCCGTAAATAATACCTATTTCTTCGCCACCTGATACCCCTGCATTTAAAAAAGACACAATACCGTTTTCACTATCGTAGGTGAAATTCCTGTTACCTACCGTATCAGCCTTAGTGTAAGTCAGACCTTCCCTTGTGAGGGACAGGATAACGATGTTTTCAGGTACCGTTATCGCTGTCTCTCCCGATGGAAGGGTTATAATTAAAGGTTCTTGTGCGATAATACCGCTTACCTCCGCATCATTTCCTTCGAGACGTAAATAGTCCTTGACTTCCTGAAGCGTAACGGGCTCTTCAGCCTCGCCGCTGCCATAGTCCTCATCTACGTTTATGATGCGGTTAATGGTCATTAAGACTGGTCTGCGTCCGTTCCTTTAATGAAGTAATCGGCACCATACACAGGAAGTGCAATTGTTTCTTCAATACGTACAGTAACCTTATTTTCGCGAACGTTTGTACCGTCCTGCTCGAAGAACTCAATACGCATGTTTTCCTGTATCATAAGATCGGCACCATCTGTCCAGTCACCTACAAAGAAGTCACCAGCGGTAACAGCCGTAGACGGAAGTACAGGAACGCCAGAGATGTACAGCTGATCGCCTATGTAAACAAAGTTTCTTGGTAAGTCATACTCACCAGATCCGCCTGCTTTATTTTTAAAGAAATTGTAATAGGCTGCAGGACGAACCAGTATGCCGGTAGCATAACGCTCGTTGGTATCTTCCAGTTGGGAAAGTGCTGATATCAGTTCTTCTTCCAGATCACCCCCGCCGCCAGAATATGCGGTAAAGTTACCGGCTGTTCCAATACCTTTGATGTTAGGAGTGTTTCCATCACCGTAAAGTATCTGTGCATCTTCAACACGTAACAGGCGTTCAGGCAAACGGTTTTGTAAATAACCGATAAAGCCGGGAATATTGTTCATGGCTTTCCTTGTTACACGAAGCCAACCCGCAATAGTTTCGAAGTTCACAGTCGCCTCTATCAGATCAAGATCGATCTGTGGTTTGGTAGCACCTTCAGCAACAGGTGCAATTGCACCCTCCCCCGTTCCGTTTTCCTTCATAAAGGTGTATGTATTACCCGGTCCGGCCTGTATTACATTCAGTAACGAGCGAATGTGGCGCCGCCTGGTGGGTCCGTTAATAATCTGTGGGGCGAACTGCGCACCATAACGAGAACCACCAGTAACATTTCCTGTAGTTACATCACCCACTGCTTTGGTGTCAATACCTTTCAGTTCAATGATCAGCGATTTTTTTTCTTTACGCGCAAATTTATTGATATCGTCGGTTGCTTCCGTCATTGTTTCAGCAAGCACATCGCCGAAAGATTTCAGGCGTTGGTCACCTGTGCTCCGATCGGGGTTCTTTACAAACGCATCGATTACTGGCTGGTTAGCGTCAGCAGCAGCTTTAAGGGCTATGATCGTTTCCTCGAGGGACTTTATTTTATCAAGCGTGGGTTGATCCGGTTTACCGGCATTCGCTTTAAGCGTGGTTACTTCCTCGCTTAAAGATTTTATTTCTGCAATCACAAGCTCTTTCGCTTTCACAGTGAGCTTCCCCTCCAGAGCCGTTTCCAGGGATTTTAATTTAATGTTCAGCTTCTCTGCTTCATCGTCGTCTCCATCGGATTTGTAAGCCGCACCATGAAAAGAGCCGGTGTAACCGTGACGGGTACGGCGGGAGATAATTTTAGGAAGATTCGATTTCGTCGTATTGGCGAAATGCAAGTAGGTTTTTTTCATAAACCGAGTTTGTTTAAAGTGATTTAATAAAAGTGTCAATGACACTTATCGCTTTATTCGGCTTATGCTCGTAAGTGGATTGTTCCGGCTCCTTGCTAAGTGAACGTATTGATTTCAAATGTAATTCTATTTCCTTGAATTTTTCATCAGAAAAGTTACCTTTTTTTAATTTTAATTCCAACCAGTCGATTTCTTCTATCAAATCTGACTTGGATTTAATTCCGAGCATTGGCGTTTTTTCGTTGGCTCCCCAATTTGTCAGAGTTGAGTATTCCCATAGTTTCCACTCGTATACTTCTCGCACATCACCAACCATCTTCTCCTTTTTAGCTTCAAGTCCAACGGAATGTTCCAAGGATCTTCCGTATTCCGCATACAGTTTATAATCCTCGTAAACGTCTTTACTCAACTGTTTCTTTATATTCAGTTGCCCAAGTATTTCAAGATATGCCGACGATTGCTTGCCCTCAATAGGAACACCTAGCAATAAAGTTGTGTCATGGTTTAAAAACCAGCGAACCCGATTAAAGTTTTCCTTCAGCGTCTTATTAAAAGAGCCGTCCATGGACCGGTCTTTGTCGCTATCCACATTTCCAATAGCATTAGCTGCTACCAACACACGGCCTTTTTCATCTACATCTTTTATCTGGCTGTCAAAATTTTTATACTGCTTCATATTAATATCGCATTAGGTTTTCTGTTCTGTGAAGGATAAACTACCACGGTACTCTTTCGTTTCTTTACTAATTCTCCCCGGGCATCGCGCTTATTTACGTATGCTGCCTGGCAGCGGCAGTTAATCGTTGATTGGGCAGACGCATTCGGGTCGCCGGGGAACATTAATTTATCCCCGTTTCGCGGGTCGGTAAATAAATCGCCGCTATCTATTTTCACCCCGTTAAGGCCAATATGCGATGCATGGTCTTTAGGGTTCTGTCCGCGTGTACGAAAGTCTTTAACTGCAATCCATTCCTTTTGCTGCTCGTACTCACTGGTACTTTCCTGTGCGGTGGCACCCACATTGGCGGCTCTGTTTACTTCAGTTCGAACGATCCGCGCTGCCTGGTATCGTTCAAAGGGAGGATCCTTTATCGCATCCACCATGCCATCAATACCAAGCCCTGAATTAAGGCCGGTATCAAGCGCCTTCATTATATTATCCCTGGTCGTATTATTCACCTCGAATGTTATCTTATCCAGCAAATGCCGTTTAAGGTACTCAATTACAAACTGCGTCCATATTTCGTTAAATCCGAGTCCCTTTTTTTGATCTGCAAGTAGCCTCCGGCTGGTAATCCGTGCGTGTTTTAGCCCAACAGTTATATACATCTCTGCAATAACTTTATTTAGCGCCGGATTCCCCGTATCGGTATGAAGGTTACGGATAGCCTTATCATAGCCGCCAGTTTTAAGGTCAGATATAACCTTTGCAGTTTTGGTATGCAGCGCTTTTTGAACCTTCGGGGCATAGGCTACCTCGAAGGCTCGGTTAATACGCACATATTGCTGTATGATTTCGTTACGGTTCATTAGTTATATTTCCCTCAACTTTTTCCTGATGCTCCTCGATGATCCTTTTAACTCGCTCAAATCTTTTACCATCCTGCTTTTTTTTATGTGCCGCGCAGATCTTTTCCTTTCCGGTAACCGGGTAATCTTCATACACTCTCTTCGCTATCTCAAAAACCTTTTCAGCTTTCATCACCACCCTGCTTTAAAGTATTATCAACCTCATTAGCCTGGTAATCTTCGAAGGACTCGCCCATAGTTGTAGTTATACGCGGCTGATCATAATATGCGTTGTCTATCTTTTCCAGCTGCAATAATTCAAGCACCCGGTTAATAGGCAATCCGCGATCCATAAGCGGGGTCAGCCAGGTAACCATATCCTTCATATCTTCCTGAAGTTCGGTGTATACGCTCATATCGAAGTCAATAACACACCTTTTATCCAAACCCCAATGGGTGGTTGCATGACGGGTAAGGGTATCGCGTTTCCTCGTGAGCCGCGGGAGACACGCGCGCATGGTAAGGGATTTCTCTGCCTCTTCAAAATTATTATATGCCTTCTGGTCATCATTTAATAGTTGAGATGGTACCCCGAATGGGTTACACAGCATGCGAAGCGTCCACTTCTGCGATTCTATAACCTGCATCTCTTCGCTACTTAGTCCGATATCCTGCCACCCGATCTCGTACCCGCTAAGTCCTATACGCCCCCTGTTGGCAACGCCCGTCCATTCCGGTCCGGTAACCTGTTCTTTTAACGTTCCAACCTCCTGCAGCAGGAGTTCACTGTCCACAACACCCGGCGTTCCTTTAAGGAATAGCACGCCTTTTACCCCCTCGTTTTCGAAAGCCGCTGTTTGTGCGTCCAGTGATTTATTACCATTCTGTATCCGCATGAGTGAAGCCCGCAGCGGCGGTATCCCATACATCTGTGCACCATTAACGCGCCAGTCAGGATTAAATGTGCGCTCATGCATAGTTTCCTCCGTTGTGAAAAATACCGAAGGCCACATACTAACCCCATACTTAATTATTTTGGTCGGGAATGTATCGGTGGTATAAATATCAACATACTGCGCTGGCAGCATATTTAACTCCTGCGGCAACCCGCGGTTAGCACCCGCATTAAGCATGTTTGCCACCGTATAGTTATTCCCAAACAAACACTCCCTCTCTATTCCGTTTGCCACAAAATCATTAAATGTCTCGTATTGGTTTGGATACTTGATGAGTTCCCCCCATTTACCTGGATTTGTTGAAGGCCGCAAGGCTTTGCGCTGGAAGGTAGCAGCGCAGGCGAAATCTTTTGCTGTCCAGTGGCTTTTTCGCTGCATACCACGCAGGTTTTTATACGCCGTTTCATCCACCACTTCATAAACGCCCCACGGTGCCACCCGGCATTTGTCAGCAATCAGTTTAATGATCGAGAACACCATGTCATTGATGTTATACCCTTTTGTCAGGAAGCTCTCCGGGTTGTCTTTATAGGCGACGAGGCGGCCGTTTATTAACTGGTAAAGAGGCGCATTCCTTGCCGGTAGCGCGAAGTCTTTATTTTGGCTGCTTGGTGTCAGCAGGCTTTGCCTCGGCATTTATATACTGTTTTAGTGATAATGCAGCATCACGAAAGGCATTGGCAGACACTTCTATAGTGTTTACAGAAAGCGTTAACACCCATTCAATGACGAGTAAAGGTAAAAGAAAAATATATAACCACTTACGATACCTGTAAGGGCTGGCTTCCCTGTTAATTTTCCTGATAGCTTTTAACGCGGGTTCTGCGTCAACGTCTATTACTATTTTATCAGCGCTGGCCATTTTATGGCTAATATACAATTAATAAGCAACCGGGGCAAAATTTCTGCGTTTTGAAACGGTTGTGAGGGAATTGTATATCGTGGGATGCATACGATTTTTCCGCACTCAACGTGGCACCCGGCCCGTTAACAGGAAAAATCGTAAAGGACGTTTTGGCTTCCTTTTCATCAATTATTATAACTCTTCATTATGTTACTTGGGTTAGCCGTGGGTGGCGGCTGGTGCATACCGAAGGCCGGGCAAACCGCGTGGGCAAAACTGTATTCAAAGAAAAAAGAAGGAGAACGCCCGTAAGGGCGGGGATCACCGCGAACTAAATACCCTCATTTGCCCCGCATCTGTTTCAGACGCTTTCTTCTGGCGGCACGCAGCTTCCGGATTATCTCTTCTAAAAATATCTCCGCATTTGTATAGTCCGGAACATTCCTTTCGTCTATTTCTTCCAGGATCAGCGCCAAGACCTTTTTACCTAACTCGGTCATCTTGCCCGGGTTTCCGGCAATACTCATTTCGTTATGTACCTGCTTCCATGTCATAAGTAATGTTTTGCCGCAATATAGTCCTCCGGAACGGGCAATAATTACGGTTACCCCCGTATTTACCCTGTACAATATGTAAAGAGGGTTTGTTATCTTTAGCCAGATCATATAGCAATACTCGCCAGTACACGGCGCCTAAATAAAAGGCGGCAACCATTCAACCTCTGTTTATGGGTCTGGCGACCCGCTATGTGGCAGACATTTGATTAAAGTTGCCGCTTATTTTTAACACATAAAATCGCCAGACATGAACAAGAAACCTCCCGGATAAACAATACTGTATCCATCAGAAACTCCATGCTAAATCGCCAGTTTAAGTAAAGAACTCCCAAAGTTTATTTGATCGGGTACGCCATAAGGCGTAACTGTGTCTTTTGCTTTGGGTAGGCTCTGGCGAGCCTTGTATGGGCTAAGATTAACGGTTACGCCAATTTTTTAACATACAAAATCGCCAGATCATGAATTTATCTTACGGAGAATGGCTGCTGTTTTCAATAGCAGGCGTTCTTATAATGTTTGTTATCCTGTACTACGTTATAAAATCAGCTATACGAGATGCTCTCAAAAAAGATACTTCTGACTACTCAAAACCAACGCAAAGGGTAAGGTCATCAGAAGCAAATTCAGAAAAACAAAGGGACTTACAACAACGGTATGAACGCGGAGAAATAACGCTGGAGCAATACCAAAAAGAGTGGGGGAATAGTTAAATTTAAAGTCCCGGAAGCCGACTAAAACTTTCCGGGACTATTTTACCATGCAGGATAAAATCATAAACATGGCGCACTTTTATGCCAGTGTAGTAAGGATTGAAATACTGTTAGAAGAAATTTTACGGGCGAGTTTATCAGCTGCCCATTCAGATGATAGCGTTCGACTTCAAAAGCAAATGCAAGCCTTTAAGGATATTTCCGCTGAAGTAACAAGACGTTTAGAAGGTCTTCCGAACGCAGTCTAAATCTAACGTCTAACACAGTTAGTCCGCGAACTACACCGCGCTTCGCGACAGAAGCCGGGCTTTTTTTCTTTGTATTACAGTTTTTCGCGCCCATTTAACATAATATTTAGTTATAATTGATTGATGCTAAAATAATTATCCAAAACGTCCTATGAAAGCCGGTCTGCCTTGTGCGGGTTGTTGGAAGCCCGTGTGTCTGTGCGGTGGCCTGTTCCGGTCCCGGCTACGCCCTGTTACTGGTGGCTGTCAACACAAATTTAGGCTTTAATTCAAACCATGCCCGCATCAGTATTGCATCAAGGAAGTCAGGCGACCTGCCTAACTTCTCCTTCATCTTATCCTTTGGCACGATAGCCCGCTTGCCATCACTATCCATGTTCTTTTGCTTCAGCTGCGCCAGCTCCTGCATGATAAGATCCTGCATCCAGTCCTCACATTCCAAATATAAACCTTTCTCGTTAATAATTTCAGCGATCCGGAAAGCGCATTGTGACTTCAGGTTATCAAAGTTTTCTTTAACCGGTTTACCGTCTGCCCCTATTGGCTTTTTAGGATCTGCCAGGGGCGATGATCCATTAACAAATCCTTTAAAACCGCCGAAGTCCTCTACACCGGATCCCATGCCATCAGAGTCTACCAGCACATCAGATTTTCCGCATGTATTACGCATGCGCGCTGCTTCTATTGCTGTTGTTGATACAGTCAGTTTTGCGCGGTCGAAAGCGATTACACGGCCCCTGAACCCCTGCCATTCGATTATAACGATACGGTCCCCTCCCATACGCGCTATGTCTGCAGTGACACAACGCCTTCCGGCTGGCACGTGCGTATTGCTGAACATATCAGATATTGCTTCGGCAGATATAAGGCACGCCGGGTCATTTTCATACTCAAAATTACCATCAATGAGACGTTCGATCATTTGCTGGTCCCCTGATGCACGTATAGCCTGTATCCATCCGGCTACATCTGGTGACGGGTTATCAGTGGGTAATGATTTTATGAATTTATGGGATGGCGGTAGTTCTTTTTTCTTCCACGGAAGATAATAGCGCGTAAAGATGTGCGTCATCGACGGGTTGAACCCCTCCAGTATCTTCGCCATAATGCCGTATTCCGCATTCTTTCGCCTGTTGATCCGCGAGGCCAGGGCGACAATAGCCTGTTTATTCACCTCTCCCGATTCATCCACAACGCCGCCGGTAAATTCGTAGCCGCCTAACCACTGGTAAAGCGGGTCGCTTGGGGCAAACTGAAGATCGAGCAGGAATATCTCTGATTCGTTGTAGAATCTTATAATAGCTGATTTTTCATGGTACTTGTAATGCAGTCCTTCAGTAATGCCGTATAATTTAAACACCTTCCAGAGGGTCAGAAGCGTTGTGTCTTTCAGTACGGTTAGGGTTTCACGGCCAAGAAACCAGCCGGTTCCCGGATAAGCAAAAGACATTATTGTAAGATAATGGCATTCGAGCCACGACTTCCCGGAGTTGCCGCTGCCGCCGTAGCCTATGAATGTGGTTTCGTTATCAGTCAGGGCGTCCCATGCTTCTGCCTGTTTTTCACTTGGCACAAAATCGATAGTGATATCAGGTATTTTTTTCGTAGGGACTGGCATCGGGGTACATAGTTTCTAGCGGTATGTTAAGCGAAGTCTGATCGCTCGTAGAGAAAAACGGAAGGTTTGGGATAACGGAGCCGCGACGGATTTTACAGTCGGGCATGTGCTCGCCAACAGGATGTATACCATTAGCATAAACAGACTTATTGAGATACTCTCTCGCCTGCCAGTTGCATTTTCCATGAAGATTACAATAGGTGTGTTTGTTTATAACCATAGGTGTATGGCAGTCATACATCAAGCCTTCAGGATATAGCTGTATGGTATTGCTGATACGTTGCGGGTATTGCCCGGCAGCGCGAGCCCGTGCAGAAGAAAGCGAACCTGAATAGTAAAAAGGCATGTTCGCGTCAAAATCTTTTAAGGCAAATACGTCATCGCTGGATAATAAAAACACCCCTGCAGGTGCCAACATCACTTTGCTTACAATACTCCATTCCTTTCGTCCTGTCATGTCCATGGCAGGTATATGGTCGCCTGTAAACCATTCTGGCCGGTCTCCTATTACACATACACCGGTAAGGTCTTTAAAGTGCTTGACCATACTGCGTATAGAGTAACGAAGTTCCCGGCCGTTGTGCGGGCAGTGGCGGTATGGATAGACTAGTATCATGAAAAGGCATAGATAAGTCCCGAAATAAGAATACACAGCGCTATAATATCTGTTATTATCAGGCCGTTCCTAAGTCTCTTTCTTCTCTTTAATCTTTCCTCTGAAATATTTGGATCATATTCAAACATACTTTACAAATTTACAATAATTTCCCGCGGCATCAAAAGGGAACTGCACGTATGCCCGGGCGCCTGCACTAATCTGTATTCTCGGCCAAGCCCCATAGCGATAGTGGACATGGATGAATAACAGCCGGTGAACATTACGGCTTGTTTAATCATTTGGGCGGCGCGAAGGAAATCAACATCAGCAAACATTACCGGCCCGAAACGCTTCATGAACTCATGCCTCTCGGCAGAAGTGCCAATGATATAAACCTCCTCCGATAAACCAGTTAGGTAGTTAACCTCGGCGCTCCAATCGAAATCAGGATCTTCGTAGTTAGAGGTCCAATGAATGCAACAGTAAGGTTTCAACTGCGAAAGTTCCGGCACTGTCAGCCATCCATCACGCCATGACGACTCCACCGGCATCCCCTGCCCCTTAAAATGCGCCTCTACCAAATTATTATGATGCCCGGCGTACTGCCTGAACTTATCCAGGTTAATCGATCCAGCCGGAGCTTCCCCTATACTCACGCCTGTAATGTATGGCTGCGCTTCAAGCAGTGGTTTAACAGCCTCCGCACGCTGCTGCATGATGTAGTTACCAGTGGTTATCACCAGATGCCCGCCACCCATAGCACGGATAGTTGGTAGAGAAAATATTATATCCCCGGTTGCGCCGGAGTGGGAAAAAACTTTACTCATGGATTTACGATATTAAAAATAACGCCCTGTTCGCACAGCCACTGCTTAACACGCTTTTTGTCATACCCTGTTGTTACATTATACGCCACTTCTTTGTTAAGCCTGATTTTCCATGGCCTTTCGATAAGTACATCAACTAGCGGCACAGGCAGACCGAAATTAAATATATACTCCGGAAGTAGTTCAGGCCGTTTACCATATCCCTGATCCCAAAGTCCGGTAGGCGTTACCTGTTCAATAGTCGCGCCTAACTCCTCTGCTTGCGAGGTAAGTGTAAGGTGACCGCCTTTATATTCATATTGATAGCCTTGTTCCTTGCTAACAACCGGATCGGCGGGGAATTGTATCTTACGGCTTAGTTCTTTGGTTATGCAATAAGCCGTTGTCCTTACATGCCTGACCGGTGTTAATGATATTTGAAATGCCGCCAGGTCGACGGTTGATTCAATGAAGGGTCTTAGCCATTCGGAGCTTACTGGTATAACATCATCAGTACACCAGATAAGGCGTGTCCAGTCATTAGGGAACCCTTCAAGTCTTTCGCGGAATACATCCTGTACCGATCCTATATCAAGTCCCCTGTTTTCACGTGGAATATAAATAAACCCGGCATCGCTGCATATTTTTTTACAACTGTCCCTTTCAGAGCCGGTATGTATGACATATACAGGTAGTGTTGGTTTAGTCCGCGCCCATAATTCAATGTTGTGGATCCGGTCGTAAACTATGATAGCTAGTATCACCATGCACTATCCTCCTGCATCATCGCGTGGTGCTCTGCCTGTTCCGTCATGCGGTCACGTTCGGCGCTTCCATTCTCCAACTCACACTGTGTGCCGCCAATGCGCGGTGATCGTACGGGGGGTGTATGCGACATAGATTGATCGATAAGATTCTTAGCCTGCGCCAGGTTGAATACGGGTATGTATTGAAATACCTGATTCCCGTTATGGAATATATTGAATGTGCCTGGCTCGATATGGAAGGATCGGTAGGGTATCATATTACTTCGGTACCGTGCATTATAGCACAGTGGATTTTGATTAAAAAACGAGGCAGTTTAGTAAGCATAGTATGATTATTGAAAGCATTGCAGCTGCGCCGAAACAACCGCATGGCGTTGGTTGTAACGATGGATCAATGTGTGGTTTCATCATGAGGTAATAAGTTTTAAAATCAAAACAATAATTAACACTGGTATTATCAGCGACTCCCACCAGCCTTCGTATGGAGAAGTGTTTGAATCCATAACATTAGTTTTAAATAAACCGGCGCGCCCGAAAGCAACGCCGGTGTTAGTGGAACTTATCAGGAAACCACACAGTTACTTTTATACCGGTGATATGTTCAAATATTGTTGCATCAAAATTTGGAAGCGTTGTAAAAACCTCGCGGGACACTTCATCCAAGTTATGCCAGGCATTGGCCCAAGCCTCTTTCATAGTAATGGTTTTCAAAAATCCGTCAGCCGTTTCCCACTTTGGATTATCTGATTTTTCTTTATCTGTCATGACGCTGCCTTGTACCCATATCGTAGGTATGACATTGTACATGAGCTCGACGGCTCTTGATTTCTCCCAATCAATAACAGATATACCAGAAGGCTTATCAAAAAGGATCAACTCGGGATTATCATTAATACAAAACGCACCAGCATTCCTGTAGCCGCTGTTACTGTCGCCGCTGTTCCTGTTGCCGCTGTTCCAGTTGCCGCTGTTACTGTTGCCGCTGTTCCAGTCGCCGCTGTTCCTGTTGCCGCTGTTCCTGTGGCCGCTGTTCCTGTGGCCGCTGTTACTGTTGCCGCTGTTACTGTGGCCGCTGTTACTGTTGCCGCTGTTCCTGTAGCCGCTGTTACTGTTGCCGCTGTTACTGTGGCCGCTGTTCCTGTGGCCGCTGTTAGAATGACCTGCATTATTAGTTCCTTCATTAGCAACTATCAGCACTTCGCTCCATGTCAACCTTCTACCAATACGAATGTGATTAGTAGATACCTTTGAGTCTTTTTCTTCTGTAGAAGTTTCGCCTAATGCTTCAACTTCACAAATAATGTTTTTAGGATCAAAATCGTAATAAGAAAAACAATGCGATGCTTTTACGCAGAAATGAAACCCTGTTTGGCAAACCACTGGCATACCATCCATTTTATATTCTGTGTGCTCTGCGTACTTAAAATCTCTGCAAGTAAAATCGGGGTTAAAGATTTTATACCCCTTAATTGTAGGTGTAGACATAATTGATAAGTTTTTAGGACACTAACCTAAACTATTTAATCCGTACTTCCAAATTAATTATATTAACAGCATCTTCGTTGTTGAAATACAGGCATATCTTCCCGTTATTTACAAAAGCGCCAACGATAAGGCTGGTGCCCGATGTTGTAGCGCTGCAAAGTATATGTGTTTCATCTTCCAGGAACGGATCCGGAGCCTCACCGTAATAAACACCCATTGACTCGCGTGTCCATGTTACTGGACCTATCCCATTCCCAAATACATTCGCTTCCGGGGCATCCGCACCTGTTTGTGTGAGTACAGCAATGTAACTAACCATAGATTTTTTTGGATACAAATATAAAAAAGCCCCGATGTAAAAACAAAGGGGCGTGTTCCGATGGATTAAACCCGTCCTGTAATTATGTTTCTGGTTTCACGATATTAATCGATACTACCGGTAGTTTCATTTCAATAGCGCCGCCATCAGCACCGGTCAGCTCGGTGCGCTGGTTATCCTTCCACCCCATGTTTTTCAGGGCGAAGATAGAGCCAGTGGGTGTGGTGCCCTGCAGCATCTCTTCATACATCATCTCGACCTTAAGGCGGGCTCTTTTGATTATGTAAGAAAACTCTCCCTTCTGTTCATAGTCGTATAGGGATTGCCGTGATTCGAACCCTAAGTGATAGGCCAGCCCTGTTATAGTCTTCTTTCCCTCTTCATCCGCGAAATACTCCTGCACCTTTGCCTCTAGGTCGCCAGGATCGGTGTAGTGAGCCGGTCTGCCAATTTCTGCCATACTTTGAAGTTACGACGCGGGCGGGATATGGCAAAATTTAGTTATAATAACAAGGTAACAGAGTAACAGGAAGGTAACAGGAAGGATTTATTATATAGTATATTGATAATCATAGTAAGTAACAGCAGTAACAGGATATTATTGATTTGGAGATAAATTATTTTCATCCCATTTTATATTAATATAGTAGGTTGGTGTTACCCCTGTTACTTTGTTGATTATCAATGGTAACACGACCTGTTACTGTGCGGGTTTTTGCGGGTTAAAATGGATTTTCAGGAAGCGAAATTGTGCCTGTAGTCAGCTCTGGTTTCTCTCCATCCGCCTCGGTGTAACCCTTATGTAACCAATATCCACGTGTATTTTTTCCGTTGATCTTAACCTGAACGCTTTCCAAGTTATACACTGCAGCAATGGTTTTACCAATATTATTGGGGTTTATTTTAAGCGAGTGGCTTTTAGCATTAAGTTCCATCGCTATCTCTGTTGATGACATAAACCGGCCCTGTCCAGCTTCGGCAGGCTTAAAGTACCGGGCGATCAGTTCCTCCTCTGGTCTGCGAAAACGGTAGTCTTCGTTTAAAAATTCCCGTATAGCCTTATCCTCTGCATCGAGTTCATAATCAAAACCATTGTTGTATAGCCACCACGCCTGCCCCCAAACCTTATTTATATCAATATTCTTTTTATAAGCCCAATTGATTGAAACTACATTGAACACAAGCCACCTGGTATTTTCTTCATCATGCAAAAACTCTTTTACATTAGCGGATGCCCAAAAATTTACGCGGCGGGGTGCCACCTTCTCATGAGTGCCATAGGACCTACGTTCTTTAATGGAAGATTTAGAAATATCAGCTTTTAGTTTATTAATATCTACCCGAGAAAGCCCCGCAAGTTCTTCGATATTATAGATAAAGTTTTCACTAAACCTTATCTCTGTGTCTTTTTGATTGCCGCCAATAATTGGCGATTCTGTAAAATAATTACCGCCAAATGGCGACAGGTATCGTATAAAAGTAGATTTACCAGTTTCCTGTTTCTTCCCGAAAAGAACCATTACGATCCGGTTCTCTTTTTTACCAAGGCCACAGGCTATACATCGAACCAACGCCTTCTTAAACTGCTTTGACCAAAAACCGTCATCATCAGTTTTTATGTGCGCTGAAAGTTCGTTAATATGGTCCTTTCCATCGTACGTGGTTGATTTAAAGTATTCAAATATCGGGTCGTATGATTTTACGAAGTCAGATCTAAGTAGTGATTTTATATCTGTAAGACTATACTTAAATCGCGCTAGCGCCGTTTGCCGGTATATCTCATCTGCGTTTACCTCGGTGTATTCTGTCACACCTACACGCGCCATCTCTGCCTGACCAGATACAAGGTTTAGTTTGAAATCATATCTCTTTTCAAGCCATATCTGAACCTTCTGAACAGTAGGAAAATCGTCATATCCAAATTCATTTGCAAATTCACCAAATACTCGGTCGATAAGTATTAACACACGGTCTTTATTTGCTTCGTGGTCTTCACATATTTTAGTAATCTCATCTCCTTTTGGTTTTGCTCCTTTGTGCAGCCATTCAAAAATAAGGTGACGTTTTAGTTTATAGTTAAGACGTTCAAACGAAGCCTCGATATTAAACGTTGCGTGTTGTGAACGGTAAAGAGAATATACATCGTTGACAGGTTTTACAAGCCGGTCGATAGAAATATTAGTTTGGTCTTTAAATGTTTTAACTACCATATCACGGCAGAATGATAGTGACATTCCCATGATGTTACAACTACCAGCAACCGAAATAAGGAAAGACCATTTTTGCCCCTCCGAAAAACTGTAAAGTATTTGTGCCTTTTTAACGGCTTCATTAAAATTATACTCGCTATCTGCCTCGCCGATAGGTTCCAATACGCTTTGCTCGGCACCAAAATGTTGTTTGTTTTGCAGGTATTGCTGCGATGGTTCGGATATGGCTATTTCATCAAAGTTGTACCTTATTTTGGCTTCCGGGTCGTCTGAAACAAATCGCAGCCTTACTACATCATGCAAACCTGGATCTACATTTATGCCCATGTGCTGCTTCATCCCATCAACAATAGAAAAGAAACAGTCTTTATGATGATCTGGATTTATCTTAACAACAAATGTAACGCCCTCTCCAGATACAGATATGAAGGACGCGACTACGTTTTTCATACCAAATATCTGATCGCGAAGTGCCCCCCAATCTTCAATATGAAGGTTTGATTTTTTGTCTATATCTAGGTTTAATAGGCCGGTATGGTTTACGACATTATCATGTTTGCGCCATGCCTTGCATACGGCTGATATAGTTAGGGACGGCAGTTCGTTTACTTTGTATAATTTCTTTTGTTCGCTATCGACGATAGACCGGTACTTGTCAGCGATAACTTTATAGTACCCGTTCTTTATCCGTTCCATCTCGGTATAAAAATCAGTATCGTATGGCTTGCAACCTGGCTTATTTTTCCATGCTTTATAGGCGGAGATTTTTATAAATGGGCGGGTCATGAGTTTATAATTATTGATTCTTTTGGAATTTTGTTTTTTATAGTTATGAACAAGTATTTAATCCCATCTTCTGAGAAATTAAACCACTCGCCAAAAATTCTACACGCAGAAAAGTGTTTATGTAAATCCCTTTCAATCATTCCGCAATAAGGAACTATAGCAAATATGAATAAACTTTTTTCTACTGATTTTAATTGAGAAAGTCTTTTTCTTACATTAACACTCTTTCCTATTTTATAATAACCGTTAACAGGATTCTTTATAATATACAAATGAGAAATTTTATCCATAAAAATAAAAACCCTGCAATCAGGGTAGCCGCCCATCATGCAAGGTTTTAAAATAATAAAGCCACTCTCACACCGGCTATTGCGTGAATGGTTTGTTTATGTAAATATAATCCCCTGTTCTGATTTCACCAACAGCAGTTTATCCAGCTGCGAAAAAAAATCTTCTGCATCGCGCACGACGGAGTACACGCCGCCGGTCTTTTGTACGATCTTACCAAACTCTTTCTGGTGATCCTTATGCGTATCGCGCCCCACCTTGATTTCAATCTTCCAGGGGATACCGAAGGGGTGTTGTGGGTGTTTGATATTGGTATCGATGTCCTGCATACCATTCTTACCGGATGAAGGTATCCGGACGGGTTTGGCATCTTTTATTATCACCCGCCCTTCGTTTCCGGTTCTGTTAGCGAAGTGTCCTGACCATATCAGGTAATTCACAATCATCCTGGTTAGGCCGTTTGACGTGCCCACATCCGGCCATTTAGGTTCCATGCCGGGGTAATGTCCATCCCTGAATGCTCCGGGGTATGTACTGGCGAAGTGATCTTTATGCGCCTGCTGGTAACGTTGTATGATATGCTTAGGTGTTTCGATATTATTTTTCACCTTCTTTTTACTATCCAGTTGCTTCAGCAGCTTCTCTGCTTCCGCGATGCTCCCAATAGGTAGTGTAACCCCCGCCTTATCCGCGTAGATTTGAAGATCAACAAGGTTTTGTTTCACCTTCTTATGGTTCCAAATGGACAGTTTGATGGTGGCGAGGGTCATGTGAAGAGGCGCTGCTGTTTTATCGCGTTTTGATACCGTTTCATTCCCGCTTCGTAGTAATATTTGTTAATCTCAATCCCCGTCAGATCCACACCCATTTCATGAGCGGCAATACCTGCAGAGAAAGAGCCCGCGTGCGTTTCTAATATTGGACCTGAAAAAGTGGATAATGAGAATAACCACTTATATAGTTGAATTGGTTTTTGGGTGGGGTGTATCCGTTTTTGATTTAACTTTTTATTACCTTGTTGAGTTGTGGGTTCCTTTAAAGACTTGCCTTGTAGCATGCCGTTCCACAAGAATGTAAATATAGTGGTCGGCATATTAAAAGAAGTAAACGCTAATTCGAAGTCGTTAAAATCAGTATTCCCATTTAATTTATCCCAAACTATCCATCCGGACGGGTGAGACTCTATCCATTTTTTTAATTCAGGCCTGCGCGGTGTTGGATGTGGGTCACATATAAAATCATAATAGTTCGCGCCCCAAATTATTTGGTTCCGAGTAGTTCGTTTTAATTCAGAATAATATTTTTCGTCCGGGATTTGATTATCCCATTCGGGTATATTATAAACTCCTCTTTTAACGTTTATAGAACTTGATTTCTTACCAAAATATCCCATTTTCCCCACACCTTTAAAATAAGGCGGGTCTCCGCTACCAAGGTCAAACGCCTTATCCGGCAGCGTTGCCATATAGTCCATGCAGTTACCATGTATCAGTTCAATCATTGCTATCGGGGTTGTGTTGATTAAAATGGAAGATCAGAATTATCGTACTGCGCTGGCTGATGTATATTATCCCCCTTCGCCGTTGCCTTAAAGGTGTCGACGGCGCAGTAGGGCTTCCCGTCTTTGGATAAGAGTATCTGCAGGCGTATTTGTTTCTTCCCCTGGTATTCGGTCAGCAGGTGTTCGTTTGCCTTCAGCCAGGTGATAAGGTCGTTTGGTGTTAGTACCATTGATGCGAGGATCCATGCGGGGGCGTTGGCGTGTTTCGGGAAACAGCGTACGCCGTCGGGCATTATTTTTTCTTCAGCCATAATTATAGTGGTTGCATTAGCGGCAACCGGCGCTTTGGTGGAGGTTGGCGAATTGAGCGCCGACGCAGCGAATGAACGCTGCGCCCCACTACCTCCAAAAATTATAGATCGTACAGGATTCGAACCTATGTAACAATACTATCACATACTTTAAGGTAATTACTCCGTATTGTTTGTGAACCATATTGCCGTCCTAACCTTGTGCATGGCTTATGAATTATACCATTACGCTTTCGAACGCGCCGTAGCCTAGACGAACGAACTATGCGGGAAACGTGGGATTTGAACCCACTTCGGGTAGGCAACGCTGCTGGTGCATTTCACACGCAGAGGGCTGCTGCAGCCTGTCCTGTTTAGGTACGCTCTTTATCCAAGCAACTTACTGGCCTGCTCTGCCTGTTGCTTTAGTTGCTCAACTTCGCCCATTACTGATTTTACAAGTTCATCGCGGAGTTTAGCGCGTTCTGCCAAAGGTAATTCAATAGCGCCTTTAAGGATACTGTCATAATCCCTTGGCGTACGGGTGCGCGGTTGTTTTAATGTTTCTGTGCTCATGTTGTATTGATTTAAGATTAGTAATCTGTATTTTTTAGCTCCTGTAGCCATTCTTTTGCCCGATTGCCAGCCATATTAATTGAATACTCACCCCGATTATGAAGTTGAGCAACTTGAGCTATATCAAACAATAGCATATCTACTAACTGTATCATATTATTTAGGTTGATAAACCTATCATTATCGGTATGGGTTTCGCCGACTGGTTTGATTGGGCCAATTAATTTATTAACCACTTCGTAGGTTGTCATAGTATTATCTGTTTGTGCCTTGCGGCGGGTTATAGTGAGGGGTTATTGTTAATCCTCCATCCACCAGTTAAGTAGCGGAATAATTACAATTGCAACAAATAGAAATGATATTGTAAAAATAAGTACCATTTTTATAGAAAAGAGCAGGCACTTTATCGGTGCCATGTTGTGAATAAGAAAAGTAGCGCCGCATGCTATTAGCGCTATGAATATCACAAAACACCATAGTTTTAAATACTCCTTTATCGTTATTTCCATCTTTCCCCTGCCCGTAAGGTGGACTGACCGTTAAAGTCGGACCGCTCGATCAGCTCGATGCGTTCCTGTGAATTGAGACTGGTAAAATCTTTATGGTCTTTACGTACGCGCGACAGCACGGCGTGGTATATTTTATCTGAAATTTCATATACCTTACGGCACACCTGCCCCTGCCTGAATATATCACCTTCCCGTAGTTCGTGAGCGCGTATGATCATTTTAAAGTGGCTTTGTTTATCATTTCTTCATACTCTTTCCTGGCGCCGATCCAGTCCGGCCGTGGCTGCTGATGGTACCACGCCTTATCTTCATCGCTAACGGCATCCGGATACTTCGGGAGAACCGGCACAGGAACATCCTGCACGCATGCTATACCTACCGACCTGGCTTGTTCAGACCCGTCGTTATACCGCTCCCATGTTGTCACCACTGTCTGCAGCGCCATACGGTACTGCGTGGCAAGGTCGTGGTAGGTGGAGGGAAGCCAGTCGCGGAAGGTCATTCGTTATCCCGTATTTTATCCAGCAGTTCGGTAGTATCAAAATATGCCACTACCTGTTCCACGGTTAAGTGTGCCATCAGATCCTTCAGGCATACATCTTCTATACTTACTGTTATACCTTTTGCAGCTTCACTTACGTAAACGCTCGACGCGGTAAGTTTTAGGTCAATGGTGTTTGCCATGGTATTTTATTTAATCCCTCGCCGGGTCGGGCTCTGTGCGGGCTTCGTAGTCGGCAAGGGAGATGATTATATATAGTTCGTCCGTTCGCATTAAGAGGCGGGTTGTACCTCACGCAGGCGGGTGATCAGTTTATCAACTTCTTTCTGGTTCTTAGCATTGACAATGCCATTAGCCGCAATTGCTTTTTTATTGTTGTCAAGTGTAGATGATGATATAAGCGCGTTTGCTAACTCCATGTCCTGCGCAGATGGCGACCATGTTGTTATTGTAGCGGCGGCATCTTCCGTAACCTGCGCCATTTCTTCAGGTACATAGATCGGACCGGCAAACACATCGGGGCAATACCACTTTACGCCATTGGATATGGCGCGCGCGAACAGCATATTTTTAGGAAATTTGTCGATGTTCTTTGTGCCCGCTTTCTTGGCATCTTCGATAGTGAAAGTGGAGTTGCCGATCTTTTTCCACTCTGTACCGTTCGATTGTAAAAAATCAATATTACAAACCTTATCGGTGTGCTCTGCTACCACATAATCATACTTGCCAGATCCTTTTACACGGCTTGCGATAAGACCAGCGCCCATTACAGGCTTCCCCTGAATTACATGAATACCAGACATGGCGGCGAATGGGGGGAGCCCGATTTCCTGTCCGGCATAGATTTTTACAAGCGCCTGGTTTGCGTCTTTTGCGTCCACGAATAAACCTGATTTTGCAAATGCCTCGCTAATTGTAGCGATCTCCGACATTGGGAGCTGATTGTGTTTTACGATTTCCATTGTTGATGTTTTTAATTACCGTTAATTGTAACGGTTTGCCAAAGTAAAATAAAGTTCTTTGGACTTCCAAATATTTTTTATACTTTCGGCAAAATATTTTATTATGGAAAGGTTATCTACGGTGCAATATGAAAAAAAGACTGGCATGAGCAAGCAGCTTATTCTTTATTATATAAAGAATGGTAAGCCGTTACCGGGGGTTGATAAGGTAGAGGTTATCGCTGGCAGGAATATCCTGCACACCAATATCCGTAAAATGCAACAGCACTTCAAAAATAAAGTTGCGTAAATTGTTTGCCGTTTGGCAAAGACGGTGTATATTTGCCTTGTCAATCGCAATTAACTAATTAAAAAACTATCAATTATGGTACAAGATTTCAAGAAATTCACACCGGGTTTGGCTTCAAATACTGGAGTAGAAGGTTTGGCTAAAGAAATATACGAATTAAGGCAAGCCGTCCGAATATTGTGGGATTCTTACAATGCGGGTATAACACTAAGTTCTTTTAATTACCATGAAATTGAAATTTTGGTGAAACAATTTCCGCAAGGCTTGTGGCCCGCCCTGATAGTTCAGGGATAGGACTTCAGCCCGCTACCGTAAATGGAGCGGGTTTTGGAGGCAAAACTTAACCCCATGCCGCCGATCGACGAAATAAAACAGTTGCTAAAACAAAACACCCACCCGTCTTTATTCGCAGGTACAGTGCGGGACCATGCCGAGGATGACATATCCGGTATTATACAGATGATCCGAGAGCAGGTAGAGCTTGGTAACAGGGCTACAGTGGTCAGCATCGTTGGCGAAAGAGTGGTGGTATTAATAGGGCAAATCAATCAAGAGGGCAATTCGTGTCCGGACGAGCCGTAGGTGGCGGTATTGACCCCGGGGCTTCTTTTAAAAAAGCAAATAAAATCAACTAATCATGAAGCCATCTGATAAGATAAAACAAAAAATACTGACTGACTTAGGCATTGAGATAGAAAACGTGTCTCGTACATACGCTGGCAGGAATATGAAAAGTTCAGGTGCTTGGGTATGGGAGGCAAAAGTTAAGGGGTCTTTAATGGAAATCGGATCTCCGCACCCCATTACTTTATTACTTAAGTCTAAGAAAATAAAAACTGTTCGCGGGTGGACATTCGCTCAAATAGAAATCGAAATAGATTAAAATCAATAACCATGAGTAAAGTATTAACTGAAAAAGATTTGGTCGTAGGCAAGAAGTATGTGCCAGTAAGTAAGAGTGGGGGATCTACTTCCTTTTCCGAATGGAAGATATTTGTTATGTATACCGATGGTGAGCCGATTGTATTTACCCAAAAGTATCTGGACGGTGGGTATAGATTTAATTATGAACGTACTCGTAAATTCGGCATTTTCCTTCCATCAGATGTGGTAGAATATGTGGAGCCGGATGAAGAATCGGTAACCGATATGACCGTACAGGAGTTTTATAGCGGTTTCAATCTGTCATTTTTGACGGAAGAAGAAAGGCAAACCATTTATACCGCTACTGAATTATTTGCTAAGGGAAAGGTTCGTGTTGCCCTCACCAGCGCCCCGCCATCAGTAAGCGGGAAGGAGGAAGTATTGAAAGGACTGAAAACTGAAATTGGCGCAAGTCGGTTGATGTTGCCGCCCAATGATGATTATAAAAAAGGATGGAACGATGCCTTAAACAAAGCCTTATCACTAATAAAAAATTATCAAGATGGCAAAGGCTTATTCCAGTAATCCCTCAATTCAATGCAGTGTATGCGGCCAGTGGAAACGTTTAACCCGCATGACAGGAGAAGAAATAGGTATGCAGACTTTCTATCCTGTTTGTGACGATGATACAGAACACAAATATAGATACAGCATGGCAAATATTTTTAGATACAAACCAGATAATCTTTCGAAAGTTGACTATGAAGTAAAGATTAAAGGAGAAGACGTTGACATAAGCGAACTGCCAGGATTTAACGATTACTGCTGAATACCAATTATTCCTTAACAGTAAATAAGTAAACAATCATGGAAAATAAAATAGAAGACTACCTGCATTTGTATTTACCAATAGCAGTGGAGTTGAATAATGGTGGTAGTAAGGTTTATAATCGTGTAGCTGTTGCGGTTGGCAATACAGATGATGAGTTCCGATATGTAACTCTTAGGCTGGGTAAAGGGAAAAAGTCTTTTACGCATTCTATTTTACTAGCGGAGCCTGACAGAATTAAGCCCATCCTTCGCCCTCTTATCGATATGACGGAAGAAGAAATGAAAGACGTTCTTATTATGCACTTTCATGAAAGTGGCAGGGACGTGGCGGCGCAATCTATCGTTTCCGTTAAAAAGAAACATGAAGTTAAAATGGCTTCAAAATACGGAACGGGAATACCGTATATAGTGTATAACGAAAGTAACATACCACATTCAGATGACGTACTATCATTTTCAGAATTAAATGCTGACCAATTTATCTATCTCCTTTCTCGCGGCTTCGATCTTTTCGGACTTATTGAAGCGGGTTTAGCCATTGACAAAACAACTCTTCCAACCACAGTAAAATAAACGTTATGAATAAAGAAACAAAGTCAGGCGTTCAACTTATTGCCGAAGAAAGAAATACCCATGTATCGCGCGGTTACAACAACTCGCATGACGATACCCATACGACTGGCGAACTGGCTGATATGGCAGCAATATATGCGTGCACTCATCGGGAAGATGAAGTGAGGGATTTGACTTTGCGACAGTTTATATGGGGAACTCATCCTAGCCATATTTATGAGCATGCAAATAGGTCTGAATTGGACTGGCTAACCGAACAACCAGATAGAGTTACTGAACTTGTTAAGGCTGGAGCATTAATAGCGGCCGAGGTTGATCGTTTGAATAAATATACAGAAAGCGCATCTACCATTCAGGCGGAGGATGTGTTATATAAATTCACCCAGATAGAAACATCTAACGGTGGCGACGCATTCCGTTCCGACGATGTTTTAGCCGCCATGCAGTCCTACTGCCAGCCACTGGAGCAGGAGGTAGAGAAGTTAAAACAACAAGCTGTAGAGGGACTAAACCTGTATAACAATCAGACAGCAACAATCGTCCGTCTTCAGCAGGAAGTGGAGAGGCTGAAGGGGTTGATAGAAGATGATCTCAAAAGGCAGGTGCGCCTCAACATGCCGGGTACTTCAGAACACGAACAAGAAAAGGCTTGGCAAGCGTATAAACGGCAACACAATCTTTAACGATGAAGATTGTACCGGTTTTTCAAAAAGAAGCTAATCGATTCGTGGTTCAACACCATCGGCATCACATCTAACCCAATAATATTTAACCAGATAAACCTATAAGCAATGACGATTTACTTGGATTTTGATGGAACAGTAGTTGAGCATCAATACCCGAAAATGGGCAGGATAAATTATGGCTGTATGGAAGTGATAAAGAAACTTCAAGACGCTGGGCATGAAATTATCCTAAACACATATCGGGCAGATTTAAACGACGGTACTTTGGAGGAGGCGGTTCGGTTTCTCAATGAGGAATGTTGGATGTTTTTTAAAAATCGAGATTCTGAAAATAGTTTACAACCGCTAACCGGCGTACTTACTAAAAAGGTACACGCTCCAATGTGGGACTTAAAGCGGGCTATTATAGAGGGTGTTCTTTTCATAGATGATCAATCGAAAGGAACACCATTAAAGCCAAATGTTATGAGTTCGGGCAACATGGTTGATTGGGACGCACTAGACAATCTATTTAAATTAAACAATCTCTATTAACCCCTGACCAATGAAGCAAGAAGTATATATCAAAGTGCCGGTAAGTGAGAAGCCGGAGGTATGGAAAGATATAGAAGGATTTGAAGGATTGTATCAGGTCAGCAATACCGGGAAAGTGAAAAGTATTGCTGGTTATAACAAGAAATTCAAGAAAGATATTATTTTGAAGCCATTGCTACTAAAAGGGTATCACCAATACTCTCTTTCAAAAAATGGGGTGCAGAAATGTTTTCTTGCCCATAGACTAATAGCAAATGCATTTATTCCAAATCCACACAATAAACCATTTGTAAATCACTTAGACAAAGTTAGGGGCAATAATCATGTAGATAATCTTGAATGGTGTACACAAATGGAGAATAATAAACATTGTGTCATAAATATGTCTACGAGCCTAAACAAAAAGGCTCCAACTCTTGAAACCGTTAGGGCGATCTACCAAGATGGTCGGACTTTGACGGAGATAGGAAAGGATTGGGGAGTAACTCCAAGCCACATTTCCCTTATAAAAAATAAGAAGATATGGGCAGAGGAAACCGCTGGTCTAACTCTAGGGGTAGCTGCTAAAAAGAAAAAATAACATCACCCAAACTAATCAACCATGACACTACCAACAGAAGTACAGGCAAAGATTGAGGCATATTGTAATGAGAACGGTAAGATTGCAGAAGTAAACGGTTATCCCGTTTTCGCACATTTTCAATTATTTGATGCCGCTAAATTCGGCTACGCACTAGCGAATGAATGGGTGAGTGTGGAGGAACGGTTGCCGGAAGAGGTAGAGGTTATCGTGTATTTTAAAAATGTGATTGGGTGGCATGTTACTTCTGCCGTGTATAAAAAAAAAATAGGATTTATAGATAATGATAGTTGCGAAGAGATGAAAGTATTCCATCCGTATTCCGTTACCCATTGGATGCCCTTACCACAGCCACCAAGTAAATAAAGAGATATGAGTGTAAGAATATTAGTGTTAAAGAAAAACGATTCAGTATTTGATTGTCCAAAATGCGGGGGCAATGAAAACTTTACAATCCATAGCGAACAGGTCTGCGAAGATGGATGCGAGGTTTGGGCAGTATGTAAATGCGGTTATGACCCCACTGCATGGGATGAAGCTGGTTCAGGCCATCGAATTGAGAGTGTTATGGGCGGTCTCTCTAATGAGGACTGTCTTGATGCATTAACATTCTCATGGAATCCGGCTGTACTAGAAGTTGCGGCAAAACCTAAAACCCCTCAACCATGATACCAATAAACTTGCCTAGCGGGAATTACCTGCTGATACCTGTCCGGGAAGGGGCAAACCAGTTTGAAATGAACGGCAACTACTTAATGACCTTTTATCAAAACGGTGGTAGTGCAACGTTCATCGGCAAATCCTACGAAATAGTAGGGAAAGGACTGGTGAGTGAATGCAGTGAGAAAGATGCTAAGCGTGTTGTAGATACTGACGGATGGAAGGATGAAGGATTTGTTGACTATGGCAACTGCTGGTCACAAACTCATTCACTCACCGCCCTCGAATCCCTCCACTCCCTCATCCAATCACACAACCAGCAGCCAGACAGGTGCGTGCTGGTTAAACAATTATAGAATTTAACTACAAAAATTAAGACAAATGTCATTAGAATCGGCTAAAAACAAAAACTCAAGTAAATCAGTGCCTGCATTTTCATATTATATTAAGGATGTAATACCCCAATGCGATAGAATAGCAGGTGAGGGTTATGATGCATTATCTGATCTAAGTAAAAAGTGTATAGATAACGCCATAAAAAGATATATCGAATGGCTAAGTAAAATCCATCATGGTATTATCGAAAATCCTCAACCGTGACACCCCTTTAACCCCTAACCAACAAAAGTAAACTGCAAACACCATGAATAAAATTACAGGTAATGAACCAGCGATGCCGATGACCGCAGAAGCAACTCAAAGTATACATACAGGATTTGGATATAGCGGCCTCACCATCCGACAAGAGTTTGCATCAAGAGCTATGCAGGGGTTATGCGCTAACTCTATTCCGGGCGAACAACACATGCCTGCTAACCTCGCAAAGGAAGCAGTTGAATATGCCGACGCCCTTATAATCGCCCTTAACGGGGAGTAAAAACTAAACCACATGATACAGGCACAAGAACTAAGAATTGGGAATTGGGTTTCGTTCAAAGGGCTTTGGAGTGGCCAAATAGCATCTGTTAGCAAGTCTGGGCTAATAACCATTATAGGAAACGATGGTTGTTTTGATGACGAAGAACTTCAGCCAATAGAAATAACAGAGCATTTGTTAAGGCATATTGGCGCGACTGAATTTGTTGACAGCGATTTGCTTTTAAACCATAGAGTGCTTTGCTTCGCGGAATGTAGAGGCGTTTTTTATGACAAAACAACGCTGGTAGACATCCCATCGCTCCATAAACTCCAAAACCTATACTTCGCCCTCACCGGTAAGGAATTAGAGGTGAAGTTTTAGTAACTACGGTTACCCGTAAAATAAAAACCAGTGTTAGTTTATACATTGCAGTCCTAAAACATTTAAACTATGGTATTAAAAACAACATTCCCGAACGGGAAGCACGTAACAGAAGGTTACACTGAATTAGGCGCTGACTTTTCAATAGTAACCAAAGAAACCGCCGAGCCTTCAGAATGGGAAAGGGCGGTATTCGTTGAGTTTGGGGACAGCCATTTATCAGCGGATTGCTATGCTATTATCTTTTATAAGGGTGGTAAGTATAGTACCCCGCTATACAAAGGACAAAGAAATGAACTTATAAGCGACACTGGATTTTTGTTTAAAGACCT